TATATGTCTTCAAAGTTAGGATCTTCAGAATATGAATATACCATATAAGCAGGATCTACGTAGTCAACTGTAATTCCTTCAGCTGTATTGAAATTAGTTTTAGCAGCACCAATACCACAAACAGTTAAGTCCATGTTTATTCTACGTTTAACTAAATCATATTTGTTTTGAGCTAAAACAGTAGATATAGCTTCTTCTTCTGCTATTTCAATTGACTGCTTATAACTAAGTTGCATATGTAATTCTAACTCTTCTGCTGTTTCTGGTATTATATCTTTGTTAGGGCTTTGATATAAATCAATACCTAATGTTGAGTTTAAAGAATCTAAATATTCTTTAGCTACCATATCTTCTTGTAGTCTTGAAGCGTACTCTGTTCTTTTCTTTATAGATTCAGGGTCTTGAGCGTAAGCTTTTATATCATAACTTTTATTTGATATACCATTGACAACTATATCAACAAACTTAGATAATATAGGAACTGGCTTCCAGTCTAAATTAAGATAAGACAAATCACCATTAATAGATAATTCATCTTTGTATTTTTGTATACTTTGTTCACCACGAGCGTACAGTCTTAATTGGTGAAATTGATTCCAATTAGTTAAATATCTGTTACCAGAAGTTCTGCCTTGACCAAACCACTCATATTCTATCGCCATAGCAACTTGACTTCCGTATTCCAAACTTGCTTTTTCAGCATCACTTACTACTTGACTAGGGAAAGCACTGTTTGTGTTAGTATATATATTCATTTAACTTATAATTTTTGATGTAGTTCCTTGATTGTTGTATTTTTTAATACCTAAATCTATTGCTTTTAATTCAATTTTATTGACTGGTGAATACCTATGTTTGTTGCAAGCCATTAAAGCTAGACCTGAACTAATAGAAGCATCATGCGATGTTCTATTGTTTATATTAAATTGAGCCCAGTCTTCTAATGTTCTTTGAAAATAAGTGTCACCATAGCCTGTTTCTCTTTTTCCAACAAAGTTTTCTATATATGTTTCTATAGCAGAAGCGTGAGCTTGTTTTATGTCTTCACTAGAGTTAGGTATTCCGCCTATTTCTTTTTCTGTTATAGATAATTTGTTTCTTTTTTTATCAGGTCTGTTCATAGCAAAACCTCTGTAACCTCTACGTTTAAAGTAGTAAAGTAATCTAGGTTTGTTATTTTCTGCTAATATTGGCATACCATAAAATACGCAAGCCATAAGCACATCTTCAAAAAATATTTCAGCCGTTTGCGGGCGAGCGATATACTCTAAGAAAAAATGATTTGGTGGTACCTCTTCCATGCTAAACTTAGTTAGACCATGTAAAGAACCATTAGAACCTCTTTTATCTACTGTACCTGATATATCATATGGATCACAACCAAAAGCACCACAGTGTTCATTACCAGGATAATTAATACCATGTCTAATAAATCTTTTGTTTTGAAGGTGTACAGGTGGAACCCAAGTAATTAAAAATCTACCATCTTTGTTTGGCATAAAAATTACTTTACTATCCTTTTGTCCGTTTTCCCATTGAAAACTACCTTTAGTTACTTGCTTAAAGTTTTGTACATCTTCGTTAAAATCTATTTGTTGGTATATCTTTGTTAAATTAAATAAAGACATTTTAGATTCATCTCTAAACGCGTGTTTAGTTGTACGAGGAAACTGTCTATAAAATTCATTTAATCCGTCTTGATCATCTTTAAGACCCTCTACTTCATTATTCCAGTATTCAATAACCCCAAGTTTGATTGGCGTTCCATGAGGTCCATACACTTTTTTTGATGGTGTGTCGAAGACAGGGTAGCCATAAGAATCAATGTATCCCTCGTAATTCCATTCCATAGGAATGAACAAAGAATAGAGTCCTGAACGAGTTTGTCCATTGGCGTTTCTTTTTGTAACGTCTGAGTCATCATATAATTTTTTAAAATTTCTACCACCTTTATCTAAAGCGTTCGATGTTGATCCCATCATACACTTACCTATTACTCTACTACCTAATCTAAGGGTGGTTTTCGTAACACGCCAGTTGTTGAGGATGTTGTTGGGCCTTTCCCACTTCCCCGACTCATCGTGGACGAGGAGCCTGAGTTTCTCCCCATCGTAGGCGTTATCGCCTGTGTTCTTCCAGTCGATCGTGGTGTCCAAACCCGAGAGGGCTTCACCGGCTTCACCAGTGGTTTTGACGATACTCCTTCTTGTGAACTTGGACGCGGGGACTCTGTAGGCAAGCTCGGTCTTTGGACGGTCCATTCCGTCCTGGATGGGCTTGAAAAAGAATGGATAATTAACGGATATTGGTACAACCTTGTCGGTAAACATCTTCTTAGCATCGGCGCCAGATTTGGACAAAATCCCAAAACGTGCGTCGGTTGATATGGTCGCCATGTTAACGCACTCTCCGGATGCCATAAACGAAAAGCCAGAACGTCTGTTCTTGAGATAGGACATACCGTAACACCTGGAGTCTGCAACACATGCGGCCCAGAATATGAAAAAGAGACGGTTGGCCTCTCTAAAATCTGGCTGCCCAACATCAATCTTGGACCACTGCAAGTACATATAATGAGTGCCAGTAATGTAAGTAGGGATACTTTTGTTAAAGTACCAAAAACCTTCTTCTCTACGAGCAAATTCTTCATCAATGTAATCATACCATTTTTCTTTAAAGTCCTCTGGATATTCTCTCCAGTCAAACACTGTTTTTATTTTATTTAATACTTTAGGATATTCAAACCTAGTCCATTTATTTTCTTCAAACTTATGAACATTGTTTTGTTTAGGTAAAGCTATTTTAAGATTTTGTATTTCATAAATCTCTCCAATTTGTCCAGTCTTAGATATAACAACCATATCATGGTCTTCGTTATATCCATACTCCCATTTTTTATACCTATTCATTCTACTAAGAATTTTAGGTTTAATATAATCAGGTAATATTTTATATAAATTTTGCTCGTACATTACTTAGATCTTCCTTCAGCAAAACCACGAAATGTAGTTTCTTTTTTAACTTCCTTAGGTTTATCTTCTAGCAAGTTTTTTTCTTCTTCAATACGATTAAGTATTTCAAAGCAATCAAATATAGCTAGCTTTTTTGTAGCTGCTGCATTTTTAAGTCTGTCAGCTGATATGTCATCGTCTGAATCTACTATAGGTTCTTTTGCAACCTTAATTAATTCCTCAACTGCTATTTGCCCAGCTTGGATTATATTCAACTTCGTTTCCTTCGTGTTCATATTTTATAACAATATCATTTGATTTCATACAATATAGTCTTTCCTTTTCTATTAAAAATTCCCACTCACCGTTAGGTGTATAACCTATAAGGTCACCTGGGTTAATTTTAAGCTTGTTTAAGGAGCTATTGCCATATTTTAATATACCAATAAGACTTGCTTCTTTATCCAACGTTAGATCGTCTTTGCTTTTTATAGGTTTTATAAAACACCTATCGCCAAAACTATTCCAACCGTTAGAATTTTTATATAAATATATTTGATCTAAAGCACAAAAATAAAGATTATCTTTAAAAAAAGATCTGCTTTTTTTCTTTTTACCTTTCATATCATAAAAAGTTCTAAATACATTTTGATGTATAACAACAATATCGCCAGCTTTAATATCAAGATTAAAAGCTAAAGGTGTTTTAATAACTTTAGCTAATCTATTTACAAATTTAAAACTTTCAATTTTAGTATTTAAAACAAGACTTTTACCGCCTATGTCTACTGTATTACTGTATTTATCCCCTAAAGGTTCTACAATAAAATCATACAAACTTTTCATTAATACTCTAAATCATATTCAACTGATATTGCCATGTTAGAATTAAATTTTTTCCATGGCAATACCTCGTTGTTTTTTTTGATGTGTATATTATAAGAATTGTCAGCATCTTCAAATAGTATATGAGAAATTTCATGACCACCATAAACTTGTTGACCAACAGCGTAATGCATTGCGTCATTTTTATAGTCTGATCCAATGCTAATTTTTCTAATATTATTTTGCATCTTCTTCTACTATGTCTTCGTAACTTCCATCTTGTAGATTGATGTTAATTTGACCGTACTCTTCTTCTAATTCTTTTTTAGTAGAATCAATTTCTTTGCTTAAAGCTTCGATTTCTTTTGATACGTTACTTTTTTGTACCTCAAGAACACCTACTGTTCTAAGCATTTCATTTAATTTACTTTGTTGTTCTTGCAATAATTTTAACTGTTCTTCAGTGATCATTGCTTTTACTGTTTCTTCTGATTTTTTCATTTAATTTAATTTAATTGTTAATTTACTCTTATTTATATAGTTACTTGTATATTACTTATTTACATATAATAACATCAGCTTCAGTTACTCCTGTTCCTAATGATGTTATAAAATCTACAGCAACTGGTAAAAATGATCCAGCCTGTACGCTTTCAAACGTTATTGATTGTGCTGCAACTGGCACTCCATCATTTACAGCAGTTATAACAGCTGTCGCGCCTCCAGCACCACCGCCTGCTTCTACTACAGTAATAATATCACCAGGATTATAACCAGATCCAGCAGCTACAATAGCTAAAGATTGTATAACTCCACCTGTTTGTGTTATAGCTACAGTTAACCCTTGAGCCATATTATTAGAACATGTTGTTGCTGCGGTTACAGTACTATAAGCAGCGCCTCCTGATGTTAAATCTAATGTTTTAACAGAAGCTAAACTTGTTCCTGCTACAATAACATTTATGTTACCTGTAGCACCCATATATAATACAGAGCTGTTTAAATTGTTACCTAAAACACCTGTTTGGTTTTCAAAAATCCAAGCTGGTTTACCATCTGGAGTTCCTACTAAACCTGTTGAACGCATTGCTTTACCAGCTATACCATCACTTATTGGAAATTTACCCATTTTTTTATTTTTTACTTATTGATTTAAATTTTTCTGCGCCTCGCGAACCAAAATAAGCCACGTAGACTGTTGTTGTTAGAGTTTTTAATAAACTTATCCACTCTTGCTCTACTGTAAATGATAATGCTTCGTGGCTATCAACCCATATAAAAGCAATTGTCATTACAGATAAAAATATTAAAGACATTGGTCGTGTGTTTTTACTAAGCCATGAATCGCTTTTCATATCACTTTCCCAACGTTTACTTACTTCTTGCATTTCAATCATATCTTGTTCTAATAATTTTAATGCTTTTTCTTTATCCTCTACAGGTAGTACAGGATCTTTATGTATTAGGTTTTTTACTAAACCAAAAACTCCAGCATCGGGTAATACATCACCGGCTAGATCTAAAATACCTGGCGCAGCTTTACTTAAAAACGCACCGACTTTAGTTTGGTTAAATTTTTTTTTACTCATTATGATCTTCTATATGCTTCAGCTTCCCATGGTAAGTTTTTAGCACCTTCTTTCATGTCAGCTCTTGAATATGTTTTACCTTTCCAATAAACGTTTTCATTATCGTAGTCTAAATCACCACGTTCCATTTGCTCTATATGTATTTTCTCATGAGCAACAACCTCGTCTATTTGGCTTGGATCTAAATCTTTATTTACAATTATAGTACCATTATTATTGGCTTTACCCATAACATCATCTTCCATATCTATATGATAAATAGGAGTACTTTCTACTTTGTAAGGTGGGTTATTTAATTTAAAAGCCATATTAGTTTTTGTAAGGAAATATTTTATTTAATGCTCCTTTTCTAGCAGCACAACCACAGGGGATATTTAACCCCCTGCTCATTGTGTCTACTACTTTTTTAATACCAGTAGCTTTAGTAAACTTTTCTATATCGTCTCCTAAACCTTTGGATTTC